AATTCCTCCCGAAAACACCAACCTAAATGCAGCATCTAAATCTCTGGGGTCTTTTAAGTTCCACTTGTGAGTTGATGAAGTTCCTCCGACAAACGGATATATAGCTTTCATTTTGCTCCAAATGCCATAGCCTTTAAGGTCAGTAACGAGCGTATTGATTGCTAATTGCTGCGTGGCATCGGTAATTCCAGCAGCCGTAATGAATGCCTGTGCATCGGCATCAGTTCCACCACCTGCCGACACATAACTTTGAACACCTATGCCCCGCCTTATCATACGTTGTAAGCTACGATTGAGCCACTTGCCAGCGTGATGCTGCTGATGTACTTGCCCTCTTGAACGCTGATGAATGTGCCTTGCTTTAAGCTCACACCAGTCAGTCCGATTGAGGTCATAAGGCTTGCACTATTCTCATCCAAGCAGGCAGAAACCACCGCATCGGCATTAACTACAAAGCCTTGAAATCTGCCAGTGTTGGCAGATGTGTTGCTGATAACTTTGCAGCCAGTAAAGCCGCTCATAAATTCTAATGAAGTTGACATATTATTCTATTGTTGGAAATGTTAAATTGTTATTAGGGGTATCGCAGTAATCACGAAGATTGCTGCAATGAAATTCAATGACACAAGCAACACCGCTCACGATGTCGGTTTGTGCATCATAAAACGGGGTTATGCTGTCGGCTATTACCCATGTTCCAGCTATGTTGCCACGATAAACAAAGCGCAGCATTGAGTAGATGTCCAGCATGACGGTGTGCATATCGGAGATACGTTCCACCGCATCGGTAAAATCTTCACGGTGGCGGTCAGCAATGGCAACTGCAAAACGATAAATCACCTTATCAACGGTAACTTGTGAGCCATCAGGGAAAATCCGCATCAACGGATAAAGCTGCTCACCGTTTGTGTTGATGTTTGGCTCAACATTAACGATTGTTGCCTTTATCTGTTTGTGATTTTGCCCTGCCCTTGTCAGTGCTGCCAGTAGTTGGTTTATCGTTACCACTTAAAAATACCTTTAATTTGTTTTCGTTCTTTATACGTACTTTGTTCATCTAAAAAAACCACGTAAAAATTTATATTCCTCATCCTCGCCAAGCATAAAACCGCCAAAAATAACTTGCTCTTGGGGTGGAATTGTATCTAATCCCGGTGCAGGTGTTCTATATTCAGGGAATAAATCCATGTTTTCACACAGATACAAACGCAAACGCTCCCCGTAATACTCGGCTTTTTGCTGATAACGCTGCTCAATCATGCGTAATTGGTCAACATCAATGGCATTTGCGTTCTCTGCACCGCGTGTTGCCACTGATTTGTTCATCATTTTGAATGTCATCGGCAGGATGCTGTCGGTAATAACATAGTGATACAAGCAAGGTGCTATGTATTTGTTTACCAAAGTCAGGTAAACACCACTTAATCCAGCACCATTGATATCATCACACAGCTTGTCATACAATGTACTGCCCAAAATATCACGGATGTAGATGTCTTGTGCGGTACGCATAGCTGTTTGAAGCAGCTTGCTGTCTACGTTCTCATCGATTGGGGTGTTTTTCTTAACATCCTGCTCCGATATAAAAAATGCAAATGTTGCCATTAGTTTCTTCTCCTTACTACTCTTTGAACCCACTCGTGACGGCAGTGCGGAATGTGCAATGGTGGCTCCGAATTAGGAACCGTGTACCAACCACCTCTGCGAAGCCATGCGTTGTATTTTACAATCGCGCTAATTTGGTCTATTTCTTGACGGGTGTATAGCTTATTTGTTTCCATCATTTTGATACAAAACTCACGGCTCTTTCCACCGGGCATCAAAGGTGGTGCATCGGGCGATAAATCGTATTTGTAACGCACCTCAATTTTCGGCAATCCCTCGTCTTGAATATCTGCCCTGCCGATGTCGGTAATTTTGATGGCATTGTTTGTCCAATTCAGTTTGCCATCGGATTGCAGTTTTTTCAGTATCTCGATTACTTCGGGTTCATCTAATTTAACCGCATCAGCAATGTTTTTCACGGTGGCTTTTTCGTCTGCGGTCACAACCGCCAATACTTTTTTCTCTTTTGTGTCCAAAGCAAACAGCATCGGCACGTCTTCGAACTCATCTGCACTCATGCCGAACTTGGAAAATACCTCAATGTCGCTATCTTTCCACATTTCGCAGTCACATTTTATTTTTGATGAAAATGATGCGGCAACTGGCTGTTGTGTAACTGCCAATCCGAGTGCTTCCCTTGTTTCAGGCAACGTGGCGATGCCAGCTTGAAACAATGCCACATAATCCAAACCTAAAAACTCGCTGTCTTTGGTGCTGATTTGAATGCCCGGATAAACGGTTTCAAGCGTATTTTCAAGGCACGTTTCAAGTTTGCTTTGCCTGCGGTTGATGTACGACTTATGCAGCAACTCATAGGCCTGTATCATTTCGTTACGCTGTCCAAGTGCGCCCTCTGTGGCATAACCCAACAAAATCTTGGGGAAGTTGTGACCAACAAAAATCTCATCTTGCACCGTTTCATTGAGCTGCAAAAACTGCTTGTCCATCTCACTCGGTTGCAGGTGGTTGATGGTGGCTTCCTTTTCGTTCATCTCATTGAACTGTATAAGCACACCACCAGCGTTGTCAGTGCCAGTTGTTTTGGCTTTGAACTTGCGCTCAAATTCGTAGGCTATTTCCTGCGATGGCTGACCTTTGAACAACTGCACCAATGTTCCATTGGAAAACCCGTTCCTGATGTTGTTGTTGTGGAAGTTTGCGATTTCCACATCAATCTCAATGTACTGCAAACAATGCTGGTAAGGTGGCAGAGGGTAAACTCCCAAACCGGGTGCATATTCACGGAAATAAAACAGTTGAACCTCCATCGGCTGCGCCTTTTTCGGGTTGAATGGCTGGTAGTGTTTGATATCTTCCGTCTTTGCTTTTTTCCAATCCTCTGCCCAGCAGTATCTTTCGTGGTCAAGTGTGCGAACCTTGCTAAAATCTATGTGGTAAAGTGCCGCCAACTGCCCCAACTTGTTATAGTGTACCTCATATGCAAAGCCATTGAACAATTCATAATCGAGTGCCAGCTTGTTTTTGAACTCTTGCACACCCTCGTAAGGGTTAACGTAGTCGATTATTTTGACAGCGTTGGGATTGCCCTCTACAACGGTCTCTTCCCCTGCCACAAAACGGGCCTTTTGGCGCACGATTGCACCATGTTTTGGGCTGCGGTTGTAAAATTCCAATAGGTGCTGTGGGAAATCGTTGCTTTCCCCGTAATACATTATGCCTTTATTCTTGTTTTCCTTGAATATAGGCAACTTGCTTTCGGCAAAATTTATGCGTAATAGTTCAAAACTCATCCGACGTTATGCTGTTTTATGGTTGTGTTGACCTCGTGGTCGTTAAATGGTGTGTGGCTTGTAGAAACGTATGCAAGTCCTCTGTCGATTTCCTCATTTGCCAACAAATAATTGGTGTTGGTGGGGCTTGTCTGTGCGTATAATGACCAATAATGCGTACCTACGGCAAGGGTTTTGGCTGTGCTGCTGCCCTCAACAAATGAAAATAACTGGTATCTGTTAGGCGCTGTGCTGCTATCGGACACGATAAATGCCTTGCGTTCCTGCGACATTTCGGACTCAAACACCAACAGATAATACACGGGAGAAACGGTCACCTTTTCTCTGCCTGTGATTATCAATTCGGGTGTTCCTGCTTTGGTTATGTACAGCATCCTATCTATATAAGTAGGTCGATTTCATGTTAAACAAAAAAGGTGGGGAACCCCACCTTCTCTTGATTTTGATTTTGCAATTACGCTTGATGATATTTAATTGCTATTCTTTTGTGTCTTTGTAAAGTGCCCTCTGCTTTATCAAAACCTTTTACTGATGACATTGGCAATATCTCCCATCTGCAGTTAGGGAAACATCTCATATGTCTTTCTTTCATTTCAGTTGCAGATGACAATGATAAATCATCTGTATGAATTACGCCATTTTCGATTAAAGCATAACTTTCATTATCTACATCAGTAGTATTGTAACCACTTGGAATCTTAAACCAATCTTGCTGCAATAACCAATTTTGATAGCTTACTGGTGTGCTTAAAAACTGCTGTCCTTTGTACTTACCGAATTTCAATGTGAAGTTGTTCATAGTGTTTTTCATTTATTTGATGTAGCAAAGGTAATATAAAAAACTATACATGCAAGTGTTTTGTAAAAATATTTTTATTTTTTTTTGACCAAACAAAAAAGGCGGGGAAAACCCCACCTTCTTTGCATGAAAACACTATGAAAAATCAAAGACCGAGCGAAACTACAACAGAACTTTGAACTTTCAAAGGCAAATCGGTTTCTTTGTGCAAAAAGTTAAGCACATGACCTTTGAAATCTCCGAAAGCCTGACCGAAGTTGGTTTCACTTTGCTGCAACTGAACACCATAGTCAGCGCCCAACAGCCAGTAGTCACCGCTTGCATCAAGGGCAATAGCCAGCATTCTGTTTTGAGCCAGCAGTTTAATCTCGTTGCGCTGTGCGGTTGTAACTTTGTGCAGACGAGCAACGAGGTCGGCTTCGTAAAACACAGTGCCGTTCTCGGTAGATGGGATAGTTCTCCAAGTCATTGAGGCAGTTTCTTTTTCAAGTTCGTACTTGAAATAAGATTTGCCACCTGACAAGGTGTGAGCGGACACTTCTCCGCTTGATTTAGTTAGGGTAGATTTGGCATCAAATTCAACGAGCCAAATTGTCTTAATACCTGCCGATGCGGTTTTGCAATCGAGGGTAAATCCGGTGGTTAATACACAAGCCATATTTTATTTTTAAATTAAAGGGGGTGAGGTTGTATCCCCACCCCCCGGGTTTAACTTACTATTTTGTAACTTACTAAACGGTTAGAGTTTGAAGTAAACAACCTGCTCAGGCCATGCAATCTGACAGCCATATTTGAAAGCAGCGTGGAACTGCACACGACGCTCAAATGGGTTGAAGATAAACTCAAAGTTTTCTTCTTCATTCATCAGGTCAGTGCCTAAGAAGAAGTTGCTCCACAAACCAGCAACGATTTTGTTGCTACCGTTCATACCGTTCAAACCATAGATGCGGATGCCTGTGATAGGGTCAACAATTTCCATGCTCTGGATTTCAGCGGGCGAGTAGTGGAACAAGTTTGCACCAACCAACCACTGACGATACAGACGGAAGGTGTCAGTACCCATTGCGATAAACAGGTCGGCTTTGTCCAACAGAGCAGCAGGAATAACACCGTAGATAGTACCCAGAATGTCATCGATGTTTGAAGCAGTGATTGAAGAGTAAGCACCACCCACGTTACCGCGGATAGGGTCGCCAGCGCCGCCAAAACCGAGGTCGTCAAGGATAGTCAAAAAGCCATCCCAAAAACCGTTGTTTCCAGCACCACCAGTTGCATCACCCTGCCAAATAGCAGTTTCGAGGGCTTCGGCAATGTCCATTGCTTTTTCAGCACCGATTTGTTCAGTGAATACGCCCATGTCAATAGCTTCGCCAGCAGCAAGTGCTTTCTGGGTGTATTTAGTTTCAAGGTCTTTCGGGCAAAGAGTTTCCTGCACCTTGCACTTACCAACGGTCAGCGTTCTGCGTGACAGGGTGGTTGTGCCGCTACTGCTATAAGAACAGCTGTCGGATTGGAAAAATACTTCGCTTGAAAGCAGGGGCAGAATTTCTGCCGATTTGATACCAGGGAGAACCTGTCCAGCACCTTGCAGCAATGAAGCTGTTTTAGCGGTGAACATAGCTTTGGTCAGAAGCTGTAAGCTTTCCTCTTTGGTGTAATTCGATAAACCAGATACGTCAAATGCCATGATTATTTAATTATTTGTTTTTTTTGATTGCGGACAAAAAGCCATTGAAGTTGTCCTGTTGATTTTTCTTTACTGCACCGATTGGCTTTTTGGTCGGCTCAGGTGTAGCAGATGCAAACTTTTCAAACACGCTGAAAGTTTCTTCTACTTTGCCCAACACATTGATAAGGGCGGTTTCGAGGGTGGCGATTTTCTTTGCCATTTCCTCATTGGCGGCACGCAGAGCATCAAATTGTTCCAGCGATGCGAATTGATTTTCAACTTCAACTTCCTCAACTTCGGCTGTTTTCTCTTCGATAAGTTCAACAACTCCGTCTTTGGTAGTTACAAGCAGGCCATCGGTGGTTTCGTGTACGGCATCAGGGGCAGGCACAATGCCCTCCTCTGTTTTAACCGATAACATACTACCCACGTTTAATTCGTCACCGTCAAATACTACGATTGTACCGTCAACAAGTGTCAACTCACCAAACGCAGCATCAACGGGTTCAGCAGGAACTTCATTGAAACGCTGCTTAACTTCTGCCATAAAAGCAGCAAGTCCGCTCTTCATTTCTGAAAGTTCTGTTTTGAAATCCATACCCTAAAAGGTAGGTATGGTAAAACCTATGCAAAATTTTTGAGCATCTGCGATATCTCACGCATCAGCGTGACCACCTCGTCTTGCTCTTCCATATCGAAAAATCCCTCAACGGAAAAGCCTTTCCATTCGCCTGCCTTTACTTTTGCCCATAGTTCGTCATTGTCAACAAGGTAGGTCAGGAACCAGCTACCGTCTTTGGCATCCTCATAGCCTTTGGGTGGCATAACACCACGCTCTCGGTCGATGAAATATGACTCAATCATATGAACACCATTCTCAACCGGGGTTTCGTGGTCGGTGTTTACCGCCTTGTAAAAGTTTTTGCGGACAAATTTCTTTGCAATAGTCCAGATGGTAGGTGCATCAAAGGTCACATAGTATTCCCCACGTATATCATCGTATCGGTAAATGGGT